TAATACTGGAAATCCAATTCACTGTCCTGTGGATACCCAAGAGCGTCAAATATATTTCTTTTACCTTTATACTGCTGACCAAGTTTTTTGGCTAACCAAATACGGTTAACAACCTGTTGAAGATTATGTAATTTGTTTTTTACCATATCAATTTAATCCTTTACATAAAAGTTTCTGCCGCCCATGAAAAATATTACTCTTCATTGTCCCAGATGATTTGTTTAAAATACCTTCCATCTCTTTATAACTATATCCACTTATCCTCATTTTCAAAGCTTCCCTCTGAGCAGTAGGTAAATCATCCACTTCTTGTATTAACTGACTGATGATAATTTTATAATCAGCTTGTTGGTTATCAATAATTACTATTTCTTTCTCATTTATATTTTGAAATCTCATTCCTTTTCTTTTTCTCCATCCATCAATAAATATATTCTGGAGTATAACACTTAACCAATTTCTTACTTCAATAGCACTGGAAAAATCTTTTTTGCCCCCTGCAAACACTTTATAATATACTTCCTGAACCAAATCTTTTGCATCTTCTTTATTATTAGTAAATTTATAAGCAAGGTTTAACAGATAATTATGAAATTGAATTATCTTATTTTCATACTCCGTTTTTACAACCTTCATTTTCTTTGGTCTTAACACCATTTCGTATGCCATTATATATTATATCCACTTTTTCATTTCCTTTTGTTATACCGGCTGTAATCGCCGTTACTCAGCCGTATACTATCTCTTTCTACGCCCTACCCGGACCTGAGTTGGTTTTGTCAGTCGGTTAAATGCCCCTGACGACCCATCAACCTGGTCTTTGAATTTTGAATGTGGGAAATATCTTAACTCTTTTTTATATTCACTGTTCCAATCTCCGGGAACCATCAAAACATTTCCAAAGTTCATCTGAATAGCAAAAGGTCGGGCCCGGGCTTCTTTACTTCCTGTAGGCGGATCAGTAAAAACATTATAACCAGCAAGACTGCGGACTGTAGCCTCTGCGGATTCCTTTCCTCCTGATCCTGGTTCCTGCTCAATTCCAATTTCCACTTTTCTACCATCTGCTTCTGCCGTTTGGTTAATGATCAACTCTCTTTTCTCTGCCGCCCACTGCCCTCGTTTTACATCCCAGATAACAAACTTACCGGTTTTCAATTTAGATATCTTCACTCCAGCAGTATACGCCCCCCCACCTTCTGTTCCTGCTTTATCCCAGTAACGAACAGTTTTTACAATCAATGTAGGATGAATCTCATTGATATCTGCCATCTGAAGATGGTCAACTTTAAACATCCCTCCACCTGGAGGAGTTGGATCCTGACCAACCTGAGCGGCAAATCCCCAATCCCCTAATTCATTCAATGTCTTCTTCAAGACATCCCAACCCAATCTAACCGGATCGAGTAAGTCATCTGTATAAAACTCCGCCCACTCTTGTGGAGATAACCGTTTTCGATATTCTGGAGTTCGTATCTCCCCCGGTAAACAAATCAAACGAACATTATCCCTATTCTCAAGTAGATGACCTGTTGGATCATCTTGATCCAGTCTCTGCATAATACCAAGAGTCGCTGTTATCCGGCGATCTGTTTTTCTTTGGGATAATGTATGATCAAGAAAACTGTTAGCTGCTTTCAATTCTGCTTCTGATAATTCTTCCAGCTTTGGATCAACCAGATCATCCCAGATTATGATGTGAGCATGGAATCCTTTTATCTTTGAACCGACTGATGTACTCACCCTGCCACCGCCGTATAACGTACGAGGCACACGGGTTTGATCCATCCATATTTTCTTGACTACCCTGAAATTGGACTTGGTGTCCTTGTCCTGTTTGATGTCTATTTCCGGAAACAACTCCCTAAACCGGTCACATCTGATGATATCTCTACTATACTCAGCAGACTCCAATGACAGGGGATGAGAGTGGGAAGCTGTTATAAATCTCATCCAATACCAATTCACCCAACACCATACTGGAAACATTATAGATATTGTTGCTGTCTTGGTACTACCTGGTGGAACATTAAATATAATATCTTCTTCGTTTGTTTCCCTTCTTGCCACTCTATATGCTACCTTCTCCAATTCACGACATATCTTCTCTATATACCAGTTTGGGATGAATGTATCTGTTGAGTAATCTTCCCAGAAGTATTGTATGAAATTGTATAGTGATCCTTTCAAGAGTTTTCTCATACTTGATATTGGATCGTTTACTGCTCTTTCTATACAGTCTCTTTCCTTTTCCGGGATTAATATATCAATTTCCTCTTCCACGGGCAAGTTGTTTCATATTAAGTTCAAATAACATCTTTTGGGTTGATTCACTTAATTCTTCAACTGGGATATCTTGTATCTTATGATAATGGCTGTGTTTTACTTCTCCTTCGTGGATTATCCTATTCATATGTCTCCAGTAATCGGGTTGGCGGTTTGTGAGCCAGAATATCTGGGCTGTGGTATCTCCTCTGACATTTACTGTTGTTTCTTTTATAGCTGTTAGATTTCCAGTCACATCATATATCTTTTCTGTTTTTGTATAATCATACCCGGTTGCATTTTTCCAAAGAGAGTCCACCACTTTACTATCAGCTTCCATGCCTCCTCTTTTTCTTGCTTGGTAGAATTCAGGATTGTCCCTTAACCAGGCCTCTACGGTTGTGAGGTTTACCCGGAAGAATTTTGCTATATCTTCATTCCTTGCTCCAAGTCTTGCGAGGGCTTCTACTTCATATAGCATGTCGGGTAAGAATTTGGATTTACGGCCGGGATGACCGTTACTTGGGAATTTTGTTCTTTTGAGATTAAACTTTATTCTCTCCATTATTTTCGTCTCAGATCTGATTTTGGTTATAAATATAAGATGTTGATTTATGAAAAACAAGAGTTTTACTTTAAAATTATT